AGCTTCCGTAGATTGCTTTACAAGAGGGCTTGGGTAGGTTGGTATCAAGGATATGGTATTTATACTTATTCGACAAGTTTATCATACACAATTACTGATGCTGGTAATGTTACAAAAAAATTCTATTCTCCTAGCATATCTGATGGTACTGACCACTATATTGCGTGTACATTTGATAGGGATGGCAATGGTATAGGCTATACAGATGGAGTTGCAGGAACTCCTGTGGATATAAGTGGAGCAGCATTAACCTTAGACAATGTAGGAAATCTTTATATCGGTTCATATAATGGAGTTGCTCACTGGTTCGATGGTCTTATAGGTGAAGTTCGTATTTCCAGTGTGGCCAGAAGTGCAGCGTGGATAAAAGCCACCAATGCAACCTTGAGAGATGAGTTATTAGCATTTGGTTCCATAGAGACTAGATGTTGTGGATTATTTGCATGAGGAGGAAATAAATGGCAAGGTATAAGACCGTTAGACTAAGGAGATGGAAGGTCTTAAAAGTAGCTGTTAGGAGACATAAACCAGGTCTAGCACTCAGAGCTTTTGGTCTGTATAGGTTGCCTAGTACCCTCAGGAGGCTTTATACTCCACAGACCACAACTGCTATAATGCAAGGGTTTAAGCCAAAGGCAAAAAGGAAATAGATGTCAACTCAGACCGCATTGTTTGAAGAGCTTATCCACGATAAGGTTAAATTCATTGAGTCCTTACTCCTTATTGAGAATAAGCAATCCAAGCGTATTCCATTCATCCTTAATCCTATCCAGCGTGATGCTCATAGGGTTGAGACTGGTAGAGATATGTGGGTTAAACCAGCTCAGATTGGCTTTAGCTCTGATAGATTGGCTACCAGGCTAATAGATACCATCACTACTCCTGGTACCAACACTGTTCTGATAGCTTATGAGGAATTCATTACCCAAAGATTACTGGACAAAGCACAATTCTTCTATGATATTCTTAATTCCTTAGGGATACCAGGATTCCCTCAAATGCACCACCGTTCCTCATATGAAAAGACCTTTCCTGACATTCATAGTTCCATGTATATTAGTTCTGCTAGGAGTTATGTTGCTGGTAGGGCTGAGACCATACATCACCTACTGGCGGATGAACACGCTTTTTGGGAACTAGGTGCAACTGAGAGGATATTGGCTCCAGCGATTGACAGGGTTCCTCCTGATGGCACAGTAGATATTCTTTCCACTCCTAATGGTCAATATAATGACTTCCACGATATGTGTATGCTGGCTAAGGAGGGTAAATCAGTATTTGCATATCATTTCTATCCTTGGTTCATGCACCCAGAATATGCTATGACTATAAATAGTCTATTACTAACTAGGGATAGTGCTCCAGGTTGGGCTAAGGAACTTAAAACATACGAGCTAGACCTTGACCCAGATGAGGCCAATCTATTTAATAACCACAACTTAACATTTGACCAAATCCGCTGGAGGAGATACAAAATCCAGGAGAAGAAAAGTCTGAGGAGGAGTGGTGAGCTTATTAAACTATTCCGACAGGAATACCCAGAGGATGATGTATCCTGCTGGTTGGCTGCTGGAGATATGTATTATGATACTGAATTAGTTAATCAAAAAGCCAAGGATTGTTACCCAGCTACAATACATGAACATAATGCTAATGTGTGGTATCCTCCAGAGCCAGGTAAGTGGTACATTGTATCCATTGACCCAGGACAGGCCAAAATCACACAATCAGCTATTGTGGTATTGACATTCCAAGATGATAAACCAACATATTGTGCTAGAGCAGCAGGATTGTGGGGACCAGAAACTACATCTTTCCGTGCTTTGGAGCTAGCCAGATATTATAATAATGCTATGATTACATGGGAAGCGAACTCCCATGGTTTAGCAATAGCTCCATGGATTAAGGATTGGCCTAACATTTACTTCCGAAGGGATGTGGTCAGTGGCAGAGAATCCAGTGAATTAGGATGGCTAACTACACCTAAAACTAAAGATTTCATGTTTAGCACAACTGCTAGGATGCTTAATACCATGACAGTACATGACATAGACTTCCTATCTGAATGTAGGAATATACGCATAGCAGGAGATAAAGTTTTGTCGGTAGGTGCCGATGACATCCATGATGCGGTAGCTATTGGTCTAGTATGCAGAGGTAGTAGACCAACAAGTCGTGGGTTCGTTGGCACCTCAGGTTATAAATGGTAACATGAAACTAACATGGAAAGAATGGCACGCTTTTGTTATAGGATTTGGCCAAGCCATTTGGTTTTGGAGGAAACTACCAATGCCATTAGAATATGAGAATCCATTGGAGAAGGAATACCACTATTATATTGCTGGTGGTACTGCTGCCATTTTTACAATAATAGGAATAATAATATATGTAGGGAGGTTAATATGACTGAGTTGACAGCAAGAGACGTAATTACCCAATGTACCGAATTGAAGGATTTTTGGTCAGTAAGGAACAAACAGTTCAAAGACTGGTATGATATATTGCTATTGACCAATGACCTTGCTCAAGAGGATATGGAGAGTGTTATCTCCAATGACCCTGGAACAGGATTTAGAATGGCTCTCCATCTATTAACATCCAGTATTATATCCCATAAAATGCCCACTGAAATGCTGGAACGTCCTGAGATAATAGATACCAGCCTATTGGAACATTACATGACCAATCACTGGATAAGATTGGAGAAGAATCACAGAAAGTTAGGTAAACAATCTTGGCTTAGGGAGATGGTGAGCTTTATGCTGGCTACTGGATGGTATTCTGTATTTACCCTAGCCACTCCAGATAAATTGATAGCTGAGGTTTGGAATCCAATGGAGGTATTCCCTGAATTCTCTAGTGATGGCTTACTCCGTTGTGCTCATATTTATCCACTGACACCAAGAGCAGCTAACCGAAAAGCAAGGTTGAATAATTGGAAACTTGAGAGACCATTCAATGCTGATACCATCCTATACAATTATTTCGTAATGGATGATGATGGTGACCCAGCTAATGGTATTGTTCTTGGTAATAACCTTGTTAGACCAATGACCAAACTAGACCTGACTGAACAGGCTTCCAAGGATATACCAATATTTGTATCCCCTGTTGCTGGACTTCCAGATATGGGCATAATCAAATCTGGCAAGGACTGGCAGAAAAGCTACGGTGAGTCTATAATTGCTGTGGATGCTGTGGAATATGAGAACCAGAACAAAATGTTATCATATGTCCAGCAGTTGGTAAGAGACTCAGCCAATCCAAGATGGTTTGAACAATCCCGTGGGGATAAGGGTATATTGACACCAGAAACTATCTTTAAGCGTGGTGCAATATTCCGTGGTAGTCCAGAGGACAATGTTAATCCTTTGCCTACTGTTCCAATACCAGTAGAGATAAGAACCATATTATTTGATTATGCCAATAGAATCCAGAGGGGTTTATTCCCTTGGGCTATATTTGGTAACGTACAGCAAACCACATCAGGTTATATGATGTCCCAAATTGCTTCTGCTGCTATGAATGTCCTTGCTCCCTATGCTGAGGCAATGACTGGATTGATAGGTGATATAAATAACTACTGGTTCCATGAAATGCAAGAACGTCACCTAACACCATATAAATTCAAGATGCCAAAGAATATCCCACCTGATGCTGAGTTTGTTGTGGAATACAACATCAATATTCCTGGTAGTCTTGTCCAGAGAGCTACAATAGCTAGGATGTTAGACCCAACCTTCAAACTTGACTTTGCCACCACAACTGATTTACTATTCCCTGAGATTAAAGACCCATTGAGGGTACAAGGTAGGGTTAACACTGATGAGGCTATGATGAATCCAATAGCTCAAGCCTTAGCCATGATAGATGTTTACCGAGGTATGGCTAGGGATGCTAAAGAGGCTGGTGATACTACTACCTCTGCCTTATACACCAAGGCTGCTGATGCGTTGGAAGCTCAATTAGGAGCTGAACAGCCAAGTTCACCAGCTCTTCCAAGAACTAAAGAAGTTAGAGGAGCAGCACCAAGAGAAGAAGGAGAAGCTCCATCACCAACACTTGAAGGAATGTAATGAGAGATGTTTGTGAGGTAATGCAAAGTTGTGGGATAACCGATGCCCTATCCGAAGAGGCTATATCCCTGTGTCTGAATTGTCCTGAACCTAAATGCCTATTAGGAATAGACCATAAACAGTATATGTCCCAAGGTAGGGTGGATAAGGCTATGAAGTTGTCAAACTCTGGACTTGGTACTGCTGAAATAGCAAGGACAATGCACAAAAGCAAAAGACAGGTACTTAGATATTTGGAGGTGACCAATGCCTAATGGTTTTGCTAATGAACTAAAGAAATGGAATGAACAGCTTCAAGGAAGCATTGATAGGTTGACATTTATCGAATCAGAGGTATCAACCACAAGAAAGAAAGCTGAGGAGCCAGTACCTTGGTGGCAAAAGGTTCTCCAACATGGTGTAAGAACTTCTGGTGCTGCTGTTGCTACCAAGATGGTTAGTGCAGCTAGAGGTGTGGCTCCACCTACCGCATTTACTCCAGAGCTTTGGGCTGAGAAACCCATTGAGGAGAAGCTACAAGAGGAGTCTGCTGCCCTAACTGACTACAACCGTGCTGCATGGTTTTCTGTACTTTACTCTGGTGGTGCTGACGACTTCAATAAGGCTGGCATTACCAGCTTTGAGGATTACATTGAGAAGCATCCTCCAGAAGCAGGAACATCAGTTACAGATTTGTCCAGAGCAAAGGAATATGTGGATACAATACTTGCTGTGGCTGAACCAACAAAGCCCACCCCAGATGCTAAGGAAATGATGATAGCTGAGGGATTCCTTACAGAACCATTGGAAACAAGGCCAAGATTCAAAGGTATCCATATAACAACTGTGGAAGAAATGACCAAGTGGCTCAAGAAAGAGGTTCCTCCAGTAAAGCTTCCTGCTGGGTTAACAGAAGGGGGATTGTTAGACCACCTCAAGGAGGAAAGAGGTCTTAGTGATGAGGAATTAGCTGACATAGATAGCTCTGTTAGTCCTTGGATACAGATGGTTGAGGAATATGAGGCTGGTAGGGAACAGACAGCACGGTATAAGGCTGGGTTAGAGACTCCAGAAATGCCTGAAATGACTGTTGGTGAAAGGATTAAATTTATAGCTTCCCAACCAGTATTAGCCGTATTAGATACCATGCAACCATACTGGACACATTGGGACTATCCAAGGTCAGCTATCATTACCAGATTCTCACACCGTTTGGGAAATATATCCAGATTCCCTATTACACTTCCTGGAGCCACACCAACACCAGAGGAAGAATCATTACTTGATGAACTGGATACCTTATATGAGGCAAACAGGGAAGCTGGTATGGACTATTGGACTGCTCACGGTAAAGCATGGCAAGATTGGGAACTCAATAATTGGGCAAAGATGGGTATTGAAGTAATTACTGACCCTGTGTCATATCTTGGGTTTGGTTTCTTGATAAAGGCTGCTAAGGCAACCAAAGGTATTCCTGTTATAGGCAGGATAATGGGTGGCTTAGGTTCCTTTGAGCGTGGGTTTATAACAGTCTCCGAAGCACCATTTACATTGCTTAAATCCAAGCTAATGAAACTCCCCAAAACCACAGGACAAAGGGCTGGTTTAGCTGGTGCAGAGGTTAGTGATACCATAGTAGCAGTCCAAGGCAAGTCTGCTTCTGGTTTAGGGAAAACATTTAAGCAGATAACTCCAGATGACTTTGTTAAACTGAATGAGCAAGGTATAAACCGTGCCATTACACACC